CGGGTACTTGACCAACATATGACGTTGTATATTGCTCGGGTACTTGACCTGTGTATGCACCAACATAATCTTCGGGTACTTGACCCGTGTAACCTGTTGTATATTGTTCTGCTATTTGACCAACGTAAGCGCCAATATAATCTTCTTCTATCTGACCGACATAAGCGCCAACATAATTTTCCTCTACCTGACCGACATAAGCGCCAATATAATCCTCCGGCACTTGACCGATGTATGCGCCAACATATTGTTCTGGCACTTGACCGATGTATGCACCAACATAATCTTCGGGTACTTGACCGATGTAAGCGCCAACATAATCTTCGGGTACTTGACCGATGTATGCACCAACATAATCTTCGGGTATCTGTCCAGAGTATGCGCCACTGGCACTTGTCCAACGTAAGCAGTGGTATAGTCTTCTATGACTTGACCCGTGTAACTTGTTGTATATTGTTCGGGCACTTGACCGATGTATGCGCCAACATATTGTTTTGGCACTTGACCAACATAAGCAGTTGTGTAATCTTCCTCTACCTGACCAACATAAGCACGGACGTACTGTTCGGGTACTTGACCAGTGTACGCTCTTACATATTGCTCGGGTACTTGACCTGTGTATGCACCCTGGCACTTGTCCAACGTAAGCAGTGGTATAGTCTTCTATGACTTGACCAGTGTATGCACCGACATATTGTTCAGGAACACCACCGGTGTAAGCAGTTTCATACTGTTCGGGTACTTGTCCAACGTAAGCAGTGGTATAGTCTTCTATGACTTGACCTGTGTATGCACCAACATAATCTTCGGGTATCTCACCCGTGTAACCTGTTGTATATTGTTCTGCTACCAGACCAGTATATGTCGTTGCATAATCTTCTTCTACTTGTCCAACGTAAGTGGCAACATATTGTTCAGGAATATCACCTTCATAGAATCCTTCATAGGTCTCTTCTATTTGACCTGTGTAAATTCCTGCATAGGTAGATACGTAATCAGTTGCATAGCCAGAATCATATACACTTGTGTAAGTTGAATCATACACAGTGCCCGTATAGAATTGTTGCTCATAGACTTCTTCAACAGGTAAACCTTCATACTTGTCAGAGAAAAACTCTACGTCTGGTGCACCGTCATACTGACCAAGATATGATCCTTCATATGAAGTTGTATAGAGTGCCTCATACACAGACACATATTCAGAGATGTACGAACCCGTGTATCCTGAAATGTATTCACCGACATATGAACCTTCATACTCAGTCTGGTATGTGCCCACATAACTGGCGATATAATCAGCATCATATTCACTAACGTAAATGCCTTCATATGAGGCCACATAAGTGCCGATATAAGTTGCTTGATATTCAGATTCATACTGAAATTCTTCGTTGCGATCACCCTCATAGCCACCCGCAAAATCGTAATCTAATCTTGAATCAATCGCTTTGCCTCTGGGTTGCCATACTCCAGGCGCTGTGGGTGCACCTTGTGTACTGCTTCTTAACTGATAGGTACCAATGCCTGTATCCATGATAACTTTTTTAGATCGTTCACCTAAAGTGAAATCAATCTGAGGTACAGTCATCTCTTGCAATGCTTCAAATACATAATCGCCTTTGCGTTTGATTGCAAGTGGTCTTACTTCGGACGGCTCTATGTCAGATGTCTTGATGAATATGCTGTATGTTATCGCACTACCATCTGACCGAGTATCAGTAAAGATGTTTTGAAGATATGCTGTGTAGTCAGCACTAGGCGGGTCGGTAGCGAGTCTATATGTACCAGGTCTCTCATTCTCCATGATGTTAGAGAGAACTCGTGCACACATCACTTCTAGTTCATCATCATCCATTTCTTTCAGACCGTTTCTCACACGATCAAAATAAACTGGATTTCTTTTCTCACTACTTGTCTGGAGAGGTATTTGGTTGTTGTTTTGGTATAGAGACGTATTAATAGTACTTGCACCGGGTGCGTTTCTATCTTCTACCCGTGTTGTTCCAATAAACGTAGAACTTGCCTGTGCAGGTGTATTCTGAGAATCTTGTGACGATGCGTCAATAGTCGCTTGGAATCCACCAACATTCTGAGTGAATGATATCTCATAAGTTGCCGTGAACTGACCTTTCAGACGTGGATTGGTAAACTTTTCCCACGTGACAACATTACCGTTAATGTTTGTTGCGGCAGGTGTCGCTGTGACATTAGTAACAATATATGCAGGACTGGTATTAAACGTTAAACTTGCTTGAAGTTCGTCAAATCCAGTGCCGTTAGGTGCAGTTTCGGTGTCAAAGACAACATTGATAATAATAGTGTCGTCATCGTAACATAGAGGTGGAAACTCAATTGGATTTCTGAGTACATTGGTGTGACCACCACCTACAGATCTAACATCTACTGTATAAGTTCGTGTTCGTGTAACAGGAGGATCACTCGCCGCATTCTCATCGTAGAATGTATCAATGAACGTGCCAACGTCCACACTGTTTGCTGTTTGACCAGAGGTAAGTGAACTTGCTTCGGCGGTGGTAATATTGCTGAGGTATAAACCTGCACGATAGGCTAACCAGTCTTCTTCGGATACCAAGAATTCTTTGACCGCACCGTCATTGGCTAAAGAATTTGAAAATCTAAATGGTCTTGAAGACACAACACACCAATCTTATAAAAACATTAACTCTATTTATAAGTTTTTGGTAAGTAGGGTAAGGAGATCTTTTATATCTTTCATATCATTTTCCAGACCACTTAAACGAGTCTCCAATTGGTCGTCTTTCTTTTTCTTTTCTTGGCGGGCGAGTTTCTTAGCCCGGGCTAGTTCAATCGCCTGTACATCTACATTAAGAATTGCATTTGTATCAGGATCACGAACTAGCCCAGGATATCCCTTGACTTCAAGTAAATCTGTCACTATGTTGCGAGATATCTTATACTAAGATTTTTGATTGCAGGTGGTTGATCAATGCCTGTCATCACATACTTAGTCTGAACTTGAGTGAACTCTTTGAGAGATCCTCCTTGTCCACCAGGCAAATAACTTGCACTCGTGAATTGTCCAGCCGCAGTATTTGACACAGACGTTACCGGTGGCTTGTAGATCCAGTTCGCGAGGCTAATATCTTCACCCGCAACTGCTGTTCTATAATAGAAATCTACTCCCGAACCAGGTGGTAGTGAAAGATCTGCCTTTGCATCTATACCGACGGCAGGTACTTGCAATGTTACCGGTGTTGTGATATGCTTAGAACCGGTACTACCACCAGATGGTTCAGTTTCATCCGTGGACCATATGGATATCGTTTGATCAGCCGACGCCTGAGCTGGATCATCAATGCATTGTTCTACCATTGTCAATGATGCTCGTTGCAAATCAATAATAGGTGACACATAATCACTAGTCGTTTTCAAATCTAACTTGACATATGCACTTGCATTACTACCAGGTGTTGCACCACCAATTCCACTTGTGCCGTCAGTGATACCTGCGTGATAGATTGCCCGAGGTGTGTCAAAGTTGATGTTTTGATCAGGAGTAAGTCTTTCAAAAGGAGCCGTTAACCAACCAGCTCCGGGTTGGAATCTGGTAGAGACATCACCTGAGGCATGAATACCTGAGATGAATCTAGCAGACATATCAACCGATGTTCCTTCGGGTATAATTTGCTCTACCGTTGGGTTTGCAGTATCAAAGACTCGTGTTTGCTGTGTGATACACTCAGTACCACCACCGCTCATACTTTCACCTGTCCATTGTGCACCCAATGTTACTTGGAAGCCTTGAATATCAGCCTTGGTTACTGTAAGAATCTGATTAATGTTTGAGGCAGCATCTAGTGTTTCCACACCATCAGTGATGTCAACCGCTCCACTAATCTGTACAGTATCGCCTGCCTGTAAACCGTTACAAGGTGCACTGACGTACATTGCCGCACTGTTATTCACCAATCGGATTGGATTATCTTCAAGAAGAACATTAGGTGCATCCGCATTCTTTAACATAAGTGTACCACCACCTAAGTTAAACTTGGCTCTTGCAATTCTCATCATGATATCCTGATCTTTTGCTTCAAACCAGTGAATGCCATTCTGCGGTAAGAACAAAGATCCTGGTGAAGGCTGTGTTGATACCGTTCTTGATGTAGAACCTAACACAGATTCGCGAGTCTTCGCACTAAACAATGAGTAGTTGGTTGATTGAGTCTGGATTACAACCGCATAATGTGTCCATGGTTGTAAGAATACAGGCTCATCAAAGACAAACGAGGTTTCACCACCTTGAATGACCGACAGAGTTGGATTCAGACCAATGGCATTGACTTCGCTAGGCAGTTTGAATACGTGCGAGTCTGGTACTATATCATTGTCAGAAGGTCTGCCGTTAATAACAGGTCTGATATGAATAGATATGGGTAGTGTATCATCTTTTGTCTTAAAAAACAACCCTATTTTCGCAAGAACAACACCAAACGGATTGTCCACATAGAACGTCTGTGCTAGTGGATTCTGAGGAAGATTTGTGGGCAGAATTGCTGTGCCCGCAAACTGTTTGTTGTTGACATTAATGTAGTCAGAAATAACTTGACCCATCTGTCCATCGTATGTTGACAATGTTGGAATGAACGCCGTGTCAGGACCGTATCTACCAGATACTTGTGGTTGATATAGACCAACACTACCCGCAGATACTTGATTGACTGCTCTTCGCAATTCTTTCTGGTTGAATGCGTTCGGGAACAGACCATAACCAGCCGCGAGTGGCCAAGCATAGTGCATACCACGAGTCGTAAGGATGTTTCTGTACTTGTGCCACATCGCACCAAACACACTGTAGTATGCAAATGCTTTACTGTCTGCGGCTGCCCAGTCATTGACATTGATATCAAGCAGTTTGAATTCACGAATACCCGCACGGAATCTGAGGTAGTTCTGAAGAACTCTCCTACGCTTGCCCTTCTTTGTCAGATAGTATGATGGCTTCAGATTAGGAATGAAGAATGATCCTTCAATATTACCGTTGGCATCTGAGATCAAATCAGTCGCAGTGTCGGGGTGACCTGTCAATGTGTTTTGAGTAAACAAGTTTCCGTTGTCGTCTGTTCTGTCAGAGAACTGAACAAAGGCTTCTTCTTTACACCATGCAGATACATCTTTGCCATCAAAGAACGGAGTGAACTTTGTATTAGGCTTGAGACCTTGTGCTTTGAAGTAGATCTTTCGTGATCTCATCCAAGGTATCAAAGCAAGATCAATGTATCGGCGTCCAACTCGCATTCTTAACGTGTCGTTTTGAACAACTCTTCGGACATAACCTAGAGTGTTTGTTCTGCCACGATCAGAAGCATATGGTTGAATTGCATTGAGTGCCTTTCGTTTGATGGTGTTATTCCGATCACACGCAAGAGCACCCGGAGTCTGCCATAAATCTTCGTCGTTACGACCTTTCCAGTTCCACTGCCAGTTGTTCCACAAGAATGCTTGCTTTACATCTAACTTACTAGCACCACGTAATGCTTTGATAGCATCTTCTCGTGAGTCTTTCCACTCATCAGATGAAGGTGATAACTTGATAACACCTACATTATCTACTCGGCCAAATGGATTAGGGTTGACAGATCGTGATGCAAGACTCTGGTACTTCCACTCATCCGAGTCATAAGAAAGATAAACATTGTCACCTTTCTTGAGAATGCCAGGATCAGTACCAGGAATTGTAGGATTGACAGTACCATAGTTAGGCTCGCAAATTAAACGAATGTTATCTTCGTTTGCCTTGGGTCTGATCAACTGGTTTTCAGGATCAATTGATGCGGCATAGTCATCGTTCTCGGTGTCTGATCCAGTTTGATCGTCGCCTTGATCTAATGAAAGACCCGCATCGGCTCGCTCGTTACCATCGCTATCTAAACTAGGAGTATGATATGAACGAAGTTCAGCAATATTGAACTCGGTGTATGTTCTCAGATCATCAATCTTATTCTCTAGTTTAGCAATATCTGCCATGGTATAATGCTTGTGTTCAATAGCACGAGTCTGAAGATCATCCGCATCCGCAGTGTTTGCGTTCATGAGAATCTGATATAACTCCATAGAGTTTTCAGGTGTTGCTTTCAACTGTGGATCACGAGACTGTTGACCCAGAAGCATTTGAATCTCACCGCTCTTCGTAGCAATCAACTTGTCCGCTCGTGGTAGCCAATAATCAATCTTACCTAAGAAAGCCGTACCACTTCTAGGAAGTGGAATAATGTTAGTAAACGCACCCGCTGAAGATTTGTCAGGACGCAAATCTAAGTAGTTTCTCAGATCAATCACAGAACCATTTGCTGTTGTATGCTCTGGTATTTCTGAGTATGGTGCACCCGCGTATGACTCAGGCGAATAGAAACCACCTACTCCACTGTGTGCCCAGTAAGTATACTGAACCCATACATCACCGGGGTCTGTCTCGCCTTCTTTTAATATCAGGCGACTGTAATCATAATAGTTGTCTCGCTGACCGTCATCTAGAATAAATCGGTCGCTTACATCAATACCACCTGCAACTGTGCCTTTGGTAATGAGAGATACTTGCTGAACATCAGGAACACCAAGATCAACAACACCGTTTGTTACTGCATAAGTCGCGGCAGTAGATGTCGTAAACGTCTTCGTCTTCTTGGCAGTCTCAGTATTTTGAATGTAATAGATCAATCTATATTCTGTATTAGAAAGACCAGTGATCGTTGCGTCATAATTTGGCATCGCCTCGGTCACTGTCGGTGTAAACGCTTCTTCACTACCATCTGTCTTGACGATTAGCCAAAATTCTTTGTCTGCGTATTTGCGAGGACCTGAGCCGCTACCCAACTGCGTCAATGAAAAACTGCCTGTAGTGACAGTGAACGTTTCACTATACTGTGCTGTAGATAAGAATCCACCATCGGCAGCCGTAATTGACGTTGCTTTCAGTCTGGGTCGTGCAGTGGGCATCAACAGATCGTTGTCAGTTGTGTTTTCAAGAATCGCACTAGTGCCAGTGCTGTTTCGTACCGCATATTTACCAGTAGCGGCAGGATTTTTGATTGATCGCAGTTTGCCCAAATCACTATCGCCTAAACTCAACGATGTGTCAAACGTAAAGTCAAACAAGTAAAGTTTGGTGTCATCACCCGCGGCATCAATTGCTCTGATTCTTGTTGTTCCTAGAACTACACTGGCATTTGTGTCTGAGTACATAGTATGTACTGTGTCTAAGTCTATCGTAGGCAGATCGCGGGCACTGTCAAGAAGAACATAGTTACCGTAAATAACAGAAACAGGTTCACCCGGCACACTCTCAAACGCCTGTGATCGTGGTACAATTAACTCAATAGGTGATGGATTGTCAACACGATATCCACTGACATATGCAGTACCTGCACCGATAGTGACAGCCAAGTTTTCTGTGTCGCCGTCTATCTCATCAAAGTCTAATGTAAAAGGATTGACAATGTAATCACCAGACTCTTCTTCAGTTCGCAGTGCCATCGCCTCCGCAATCTTGTTGTAGGCATCTGACTCTTGAACTTCTTCTACAATAGTTCCGTTTTCAACTCGTGCAAGAAAAACGAAAGTGTCATCTGCCGCAATGTCTGCTTTGTTAATCAACTCAAGAGTGATTCTGTATCGGTCAGCACCTGGGCTAGCGGTGTTAGGAGTATCGCCAGCATTGTCATATAGTGCCGGAGTATCATTTACAGTGATAACTTCTTGAACGACCTTAAATCCAACTTCACCATTAAATGTTGCATTGTATGGATCTAGCACAATGCTCTGTGCTTCTGCGTATACAAATCGTCCTAGAACAAAGAACTCGCCTTCGTCTACCAAGAATCGTGTACTAAAGCCAGTAGGTGTACTCGCAACCGCGTTAAATGTTTCTGAACGATTCAGCACTGAGAACTGATCATTTGGTTGAAAACGTACAGGTTCAGCACTAAGAGTCTGTGAGCTAGACGCGCCATCTATGTATTGAATAAACAGTGTATTATCAGTAATAGGAGCAGAGACAGTACCTGAGCCAGTTGCTTTAACTAGCAACACTCGTGCTTTGACACCCGCGGTGTTTTGAATGACAGCACCCACCGGAATATCGGTGAACGTTCCACTGGTCATTGTAACTTTCACAAAGTCCGTGTCAGTCACACAATCCATATTGCCCGCTGAAATTGCGACACCTTCTTTGAACACATTTCGTCCAAATCTACCCATCTCTTGGTAGATCATGGTTTGAAGTTGTGTTAACTCTCTTGCTTGAAGTGCCCTTCCAGAGTTAAATAGTATCTGGTGATAATTGTCGCCTTCTGTCCAATCATCGTTGTACGTTCCAGATAATGTTGTACTACTAAATGTGCTTGCCATTCTTTTATCCTAACTGAATAACTATTCTTATGTCTTCGGTTTGTGTGTCTGCCCTCGTAATACCTTCAGTGACAGTACCCAGACCAAGTGCGTTTACATTATTTATGTACAGTATTTCACCCGTATATGGATTGAAAGTAGGTTCTACTTTATCAACATACGTTGCTGCCACAGGCGATGGTACACTTTGTACTACCGAGTTATTGGCTGGTGTTGGATCAACAACCCAGTCACCAAATCCTGTTGTGGCATCTTGATAATAATACAGTCTGTTGTTGACCGTATCATGAAAAACGACCTTTGCTGTAGCGGTTTCACCACTGTTGGTAATGATAGCGTCTTCTGAAAATGTTCCGCTTGCACTGATACCAGAAAAATACTTTGCGGCATTTGCGGTGTTCTGTGTAAAGTCAACCGTTGGATCAGCCGCCGTTTTAAATCCTTTAACAATAGACACCTGATTAAAATCGTTCTCTGCGAGAATGGTATCAAACTCATCACCCGCAACATCTGTCTGGAGCATAAAGTGCTTTGTCTTGAGTGTGCGTGATGGATTTGCATTCAAACCACCATAAGGTGCAATGACCGGTCGCAGTACTGCGCCCACACCATCTCCACCTGTTACCGTGACTGACGCATAATCATATCCACTACCATGAGAGAATGTACCTGCGGCATCAGAGTCAACACGAATTCTCACAATCTTGTTTGCATCAACTTCGGCAGTAAAAGAAGCACCCGATCCATTACCCTCAATTGTCAGGGCAATATCATTGCTTATGTTAGAGAAACCATAACCACCACTATCAATCTGAATGTTAATGATCTCACCACCTACCGACGAGTCTTGAAGATCTCGTTGAATACTTTCTTGTGGTATAGGTAAAAATACAGATGTGTCAGTGATTGTCTTGACAGGCAACCAATCGTTTGTTTTAAATGATGATACGGCACTATTGCCTAAAGGATACAGAAAGCGCCACTTGTATTGATCGGTGGTTCTAAACGTTTTTCCTCGCGAAACACCCACTTTGAATGCATCTGCCAAGATTGATGATGGTTCAACAATAGAAGGCACCTGAGTACCGTCTGCAATCTTGCCAGTTTCAACACAGACAAACACTTCGTTTGCACTGTTGACAACATAAAAACCTATATCTAAATCATTGTCATAACTTGGATATATGGTTCCTGAGTTCCAAGAGTTAGATGGTACCACATAAGAACTACCACCGACAGTCTTTACTGCCAACATTGTGTGTCTCACACCCTCTTGAAAAGAATCAGACTTGATGTCTTCACCTTCAGTCAGAGGATCAACTCTTGAATATGCAAGATGATAAGGCGTGGACGCACTGTCTAGATCCTTCTTTAAAAGCCTAAATGTGTTCTCACTAAAACTGTTGGTTGTAATAGATGTCATATTTTTTCTCTTTTCAACCTATCTATTTATACGGTATCTGTGATAACGGATGAAGCATTTGAAGCAGATGTATCAAAAGCCAGAACGTTGTTCCTTTGTGCATTGATCGTTGCTTGGTTAGCAGGCCTTGCTGTTATCTTTAAATAAGGTGTTGCAGTCGCAAGTGTACCAGACCAACCATTCAATGAAATCACACCCGTTGTTTCATTATACTCGCCGATGTTATCAATGAACGTTGTACCTTGAGCGGCATCAATGACCTCAATGACGTTTGATTTCAATCTATTCCTTAAGAAACAATTCCTTGATTCAATAGTGAATATATCACTTCGGACGATGTAATCGGTGTCATCAGGTGCGGCTATTGATGCAGGATATATCAGACTGTATGTGCTTTGACCTGCTACCGGTACAAATCTGTACTGCATTGTGATCTCGGCTCGTGATGAGAGAATAGATGGATCAGCATCATCAATTAACGTGAGGAGATTAGATCGTCTAAACGACTTATCAAATCCACCTAATTGATCGTTGAAGTAATTCTCCACTGTCTGTGTGACAAGAGTTTCAATCGCCGTCTGTGATGAACTTGTCAGTGTAGGATTCCACTGGAACACACTGTTGACTTGCAAGAATGTCGTAAGAGGATCTGCGAAGTTAACATCAAAAGATGCGACTGACAGATTCTTTGCCAGATCTATGATGCCAGTCTTTGTTGCATCTTGAATAGTGGTGTCTTCGGTATTAAACACAATAGACACATAGACTGAACCATAGTTAGCAGGCACATTATCTTCGCCGCCCCACGATTTAATATCGGTGATAACATTGCCATATGATCTCAATATCAGGGACGCATAATCTTTGGCAGTTACCATTCTGTTCTGTGCGGCATACAAATAAGGTGCGTTCTTCCGAATAGAAGCAATTTCTTCTTTGCCTGATCCAGCGGTCGCACTCTTGATTGTAGTAATAACAACAGGTAGTGACTCACCGTTGCCGTCTAGAACGGTATCAACCGCAGTAAACGTTCTTGCACCGTTGGCTTCTGCGCCTGCTACTTGATCGTAGATGACCTCTATCTTGTTACCCGCGTCAGGAAACTTACCCAACTTAGCACCATTACCAAACGTCAACTCATAATCACCATTCGGTGTTTCTTTGATAACAAATATCTTAGAGTTCTTGTCAATGTTTACGGTGTCGTTGAGGTTGTTATACACATCATAGAATGTTGTAGAAACATCTGCATAGACTCTTACCTGGACAGTATTCAGATCTAAGTTCTGTGTTGGTAATATATAACTTTCGTTTTCGTTTGCAGGTCCTGCAATAAAGATATTTCGCTTCTGTGTGCCTTCGTGAATCGCAACGTTTCTATTTTCACCTAACTGAAAGAAGTATTGATTAGCGCCATTGTTGGTTGCTGTCAGCGTTTGGCGAGTTTTAAACGTGTATGACTTGTTGTTTACAGTTGTGGTGAATTTAAAACCAGCGGGCAATGTCATTGACGATGGAAATAATGGGTTCACAACATACAAATTAATAGAAGCACATGCCGCGTTTTTAGACCCTACAGTGTAACCTAATCCACCCGCAAGACTTACAAGTGACGATCTTAATTGTGCTGTAGGCAAAAACGATTCGTTCAGTGCAAAGTTGGCAAGAAGAGAATTGTAATGTGTGTTATACGCCATCACATCAAGAAGACTAGACAACCCGCTTGCCTCAAAATTGTAATCAGCAAACTCATCGCTCTGTGCTAAAAACGTTTTAAGATTGTTTTTAATTGTATTAAAATCTAACTCAGTAGATTTTATTGTGGTAGCCATCTATATCTCCTATGGGTAAATTCCAGGTACTGCATCGTCAAACTGTATCGTACCACCGCCTTCTGTAATAAGACCTCTCAAATCTTCTGTGAGAACTCTATCGTTAGGTGGCGGTAACTTAGCAGGTGCTGCCTGAAATTCTGGTGTACAATCTTCGCTCGCACCTAGCACCAACTTTAATACGTCAACAATACCAGTATTAACTATTCTGAATTCTATTATAACATTAACGGTATAACGATCTGGTCTTGCTGTTACCTTTAAATTGATTATTTTTACACGTGGCTCATATCGTGCAACCGCAGATTTGATTCGTGTCGCAATCTCTTCGCCTGTGTTTTCATCTGCCATTTCAAACAACAAGCCAGATAAATTACCACCAAAAGCAGGACGATATGGCTTTTCAAATCTGTTCGTAAGGAGCAGAGTCTTGAGTGACTGTTTTACACTCGCGGCGTCTGTCTTTTTAAAGACATCACCATCTGTAGCCGTACGAGCAAAGAAACTCAAATCAAAGTCAGACCAAGGTATCTTCTTGGTTACCCGAGGACTCTGAGATAAGTTTCCGTCTTCGTTTGAATTTGCCATTATTATACCCTAGTTAATGCTTTTATTTATATGATTATTCGGGAAGAATTTCTAAAAGTTCGTTTCTTGTTTGCACTTCACCATTATATGTGGTTTCTAAACCATATTTGTATGATACTTCATATGATTCTGGTACTTGAGGTGTCTCAATAACAATCTGGCACGTAAGAGAACCATTTGGATCAAACGTATCATAGTCCAGTGTCATTTTATCATAGTCAATATAATCTTTCCAGTAGACGGCGAGATCAAACGTCTTTTCGGGATCTGTTCGTCCAGCACGATCAATCAACTGGTAAACAACTGCTTGACCTTTTCGTCTGAGATCTAGAATGCCCGAGGGTCGTTCACCAATATAGTTTGGCTTATTGACAACCCATCCAATTACATCGTTCTGATTTCGTCCGTCAATTCCTTTTTTCTTTTCTTTGTATGAAGCACCAGGAGTGGCAGCTGCCATTTCTTTTGCGGTGTCTTTGTTGCCTGCTTGAATCTCTTGAACCTCAAACTTAGGATTAGGCTCGTAGATGCCTTCACTCACTACCAGTCGGTGTTGTTCAAACTGTTTCATACCCGAGATAGACTGAATGATTTTGGCATGAAGCACCAGATTTCTTGCTAGTTGCTGAAAGTCAGGTGGTCCATTAAACGAATCGTTATATAACTTCTTTAACTGTGTGCGTGATCCTGGTGCACCCAGAAACTTAGCCATTGTAATACCAGGACCTAACTTGGTAGCAGATGTAATAATCTGACCTGTAGGATCATATTGTGCATCAACTAATATATTCATTTATTCACCTTGAAACGCTTGCTTCTATTGTCAGCAGGATTATTGCCTAATAATTCAACACCAAATCGTATAGTGCCGTCTTTGTTTGCAGATCGTCCTATGTTCTTAGGTATGGTCTTGTTGTAGTTCTCACTTAACAGACCTTCACTCACTAAGATACCAGTCAACTTTCCGTTCTTCAAATTTGCGGGTGATCTGAGTTTGCTTCTGACCTCTGCAATCGTAGGATCAAAGTTAAACAGATCATCATAGTCATCCGACTTGAGAATCTTATCTTTGAGTTTAGGATCTACTGCCACATTTCTGACACCATATGCACTTGTTGCCAGCATCAATTCAACGATACCTGGATTTGGTAATGGTGCAGTGGGTGGCAAAACTGGATAAGGCATTACGCCTGGCTTGGGTGGTACTATCGTGGGTTTTGGACCTGGCTTTGCGTCTTTGGCTGTGACTGCTGTAAGTGCGGCACCCGCACCTAGTGCGTAGCCTGCCTCAGATGCTTTCATTGCATAATCAGCATGGAATGCTTCTGTTGCTCTTCCTACTAAAGCGCCATAGAATGTCGCAATGTTTGTTACACCGCCAGGAAGTCCACCGTATGACTTGCCGTAATAGTCAATCAAAGAACCACCAATGGTTCCCTTGTGTCCGATCATAGAAATGTGACGGGCAGATATGTTGGCTGTGCTTGCGGCGGCAGTCCATTCTGATACTGCCGTAGTCACCAGATTCGCACCTGCCGTGAGTTCTGTTGACCCTACACTACGATAGTTAGCATTCCCCGACACAATCGTATTGTGGTCATCAAGAATTACTTCTGTGTTTTTGCCTATCACGTTTGCACTTCTTGATCCACGAACGGTGTAGTTTTGATCACGATCAACAGTCTTGGTGTGTCTGCCCTTGACCTTCTCTATCTTGTCGCCCGCAATGTTGAGATTATAGTTACCCTCAACATCTAGATTGAAATCACCAGCCACTTTAAAGTTAACATCACCCTTGTAAATCAGATTGCCTTCACCTTCTACAATGACAGTTGCATCACCGGCTGTAACCTGTACAGTCTGTCGTTGTGATGAAATCAAAACACTACCGTCAGCACGAAGTTCCATGCCAGCGCCTGTTCTGTGTTTGATCAGAATTCTCTCACCGCCTGGTGTGTCATCTATCTCAATGACATGACCCGACTCTGTTTCTTGAACTTGATTGAAAGGATATTCAGATGACTTTTGGTCGGGTAGACTGAGATCAACTCCATATTCACTGCCACCTAGAGCCAGATTATTGATCTTTGCACCAACAGCCGCTTTGTTAATACTAGTGCCAAAGAAGTAGTCACGCTTAGGATATTCGCCTGTAGGATCAACCATGCCATCAGTAGGCACTCCTTGTGTTGCTTCTTGACCCTCATCAAGATATTTCTCTCTTCCTGAAATATCGTCTACGGTATTAGTCATAGTGTTTTCCAAACCTTGTTAAAACATAATCGGTAACTTCAAATCCAGGATCAACATTCTGTCCTGTTTCATCTAACTCTGAGTGACCTTTGATAATGCCACCTGGATATGCCGCAAAGAATGCTCGGCACCAATGGTCAAAAGTGTTTATCTGGCTTCGTGTCAGTGATTGAGATGACAGAAAGTTAGAGGCGTTAGGTGTACCTGTTGGAGCATTAATGCCACCCACAAATACAAACGACAATGTTCCGTTATCATATCCTGGTGTGTGTTGACCATCTTCATTGACTGGACGTCCACGTTGCAGAGATCCATCACGCCGACAGACATAATGATATCCCAGACCATCTAATCCTGCCGCTAAATGCCAAGAGTTAATCTCTTCACTACCTACATTTTTGTTTGTGTGCGTTTCTGTCCAATGAACTACCGCTGTGACCTCAGGATTTAGTTCACGAGTAATCGCACGGAACTCAGCCGACAGTTCTTCTACGGATGAGACGTAAGGGAACACGGGATTGCCTTGCCCTTTGTTCCATGACTTTGAGTATGATCCAATTTCATATGGGGTAGAGAACACCGTAACATCCGGTGGTAATCGTGTTGCACTGGCAATGGTGGTGTCAATAGACTTCACAAATCGTCTGAGTTCTTCATAAGACAACCCGCTACAATCTGAAAGAATCTGGATTGCTTTACTCTCATCACCGGCATCACCCTGCGACAATGCAATGACTTCTTGAATCTTCTTGTCAGATAATGCTGGACATATGCCACGAATCTGATCTTCAATCTGTGTCAATACCTTGGTGCTCAAACCCTGCACAATACCTGTCTCGCTATTGTTACCTGCTTGTGTTTTGATTAGACCTTGGTACTCTTCTACGTTTCTTTGATAATCATTTTGTGTAGCAGTTTGTGTACTTACTGAATTCAGAACCTGCGTACCGTCTTTACCACCACTTAGATTCGTAAGATCGTCTTTAGCACCTTCTATGTTTTGTCTTATCTCATTGCCTCGGGTAACAAGGTTACTCAAGTCTGTAAGGGCGTCGGAGTCTATATTTGTAATAGCACCAAACAATTCATCACTATCTGTTCTGCCTAGAACACCACCTGTTCCTGGATTTGTTGTGGTAGCAGTAGAATACGTGATACTTCCCTCAGAGTCTACACTGGGTGGCTTTCCTAATCCATCATCAATCAATGTCTGATATGTAACAAGTTTGTTTAGATTACCAGACGATGCCAAACCCTGTGTGATGGTTGATTTAACTTCTTTCGTTACGCTTTTAATTGCATCGGATGCAAGACTGTTTATGGAGGTGGATGTAAACGCACCCACTTTACCTGCCACCAAATCTTTACCCGCACTAAGAAGACCCGCGGGCGATGCATTAGTTGCAACCTTCTGTAGATCTCCTATCATACTTGATGGATCAGTAGAGATTCCAAGACCTGTGATTAATGACAGAATACCTGCGATGGCGTCTGCACCACCTTCAGGATTAAGAGTAGATGTGACGGGCAATGTCACGCCTGTGTCTGGATCAAAGGTGAACTCAATTTCAACTTTGGTGCCTAGTTTACCAAGAAGTCCAGCGACAGCACCTTCTACCATATCTGTTGCCATGTTCTCTAGGCTTGATGCATCACCGTTGAGAAGACCAGTTACTGTGTCTTTGGCTTCATTCAGTTCACCCTTAAATGCATCTGCTTGCTGTGTCAGACTTTGAATACCGCCAGTGACTTGACCCGCAACCTGACCTGCCACACCAGTAGCCGCGTCTGTCAATGCATTCTTTGCATTTGCCGCAGTTACATTAACACCCTTTCTGGATATTGCATCACTGGTATTAGAGACTGTTTCTTTTAACTCATCACTAAAAGATTCTGCTAACGCATTTGCTTTTCTTTGCGATACGTTGACAATCCTACCTGTTTTAGGATCTACTATTTCTGGCATTATACAAAGACCTCTTCATATGCTCGTTGTGCTAATTGGTCACTGTTTTGGCTAGACTGTAAGTAAAACGTATTCACTGCCTTGCTCGCATCTTTAATATTGTTAGCGGATAGAATTTTAGAATTGGCAAGATTAAATCGTGTTCTCAATTCAAACAACACGTACTGAAGTTGAGTAGAATACAACGAAGGATCTATTGTTGGTTGATACTGTTGAGCAAACCGAAGCAGACCCACAAATCTACTACCCACTGAAGCATTGATATCCCATCTCGCAATACCACCACCGTCAGTCTTGAATGCATTCGTCTTTTGAAGTGCGCCTGTAATTGCGGCAGCATATGTCGCTTCGTAACCATTGTCAATAAAAAACTTCATAGATTGTTGGCGTCTCAGACCAATGTCGGCATCTGCTTTCTCATCATCTAGTAAAGGTGATATGATAACATTCTGTATTCTGCTTTGATCGTATTGAAATCCATCACTGAATCCGGTTGTCTTGTTCTTTTGAATAGACGATGGAATCTCTGTGTGTGGTAGCGAACCTAACACGAGCGGTATCTGTGATGCTACACCATCCATAAAAACACCAAAGACAAATGCACCTTTTGCCAACTGTGGTATTCGTCCAATGCCGGATGATCCACCTTCTGTTGTGGGTATTAACACTTGTGCCCATGGCAGATCGGCTTCTGGTATTTCACCCGTGTCTGGATTGTGAACACCAATAATGCGCACTTTTACTCTGCCTTCTAGACCAGCGGGTGGCGCAGAGTTAATGACATAACCCAGAAACCAGCGATTGTCATCACCATAATACTCTTTTTGTATAGGTCTTAATACGTTCATTAGATTTCCGCGTCTTCTGGTATGTCACCAATCTTGGCTAGTCTGAGTGTTGCGGCATGATTCTCTTGTCTAAAATAATTCTGGACTGCCATAATCAGATAATCACCACTCTTTTTCTTGTCTAGTCTGTCGTACAATGTGGCTTCGTCTGACACTTCGGTCTGTGTTGAAAGGAACAACACACGAATTCTTGCACCTACCGAACACTTAGATTCTATCATAAGTCTTCCATCAATACCTATATCTATGATGTTCTTCTTGAGAATGGCACGAATGATCTTGTTCTTGATCTTTAGGCGCGACTCAATCAAATTACCATTTACGTCGGTCAACACCGCTTCGTCGTGATACCCTAGAAACTGATTATAGGTGCCTGTTGATGTGACTTGAAATATGTTGGCAGAGTTATACTCATCTGCCAGTTTATCACCAATCAACAGTGATGGATCAAACATCGTCTGTGCGGTGTTTGGATCTAACAGGTCGTTTGTATAGAACTCATCAACGATGTCCCGAATTGAAATATGATCGCCCAATACACTACCACTACCTGCATCAACATTCGTGTACATTGATCCAACGTTGCCATTCTCCATTTGCAACATTAAATTGTCACCGTTCTGTTCACGATAATTTAACACTTGAAAGTACGGTCGGAGTCTTTCATCTTCCTGATCAAGCGCCGCACCAGCATCTGCATAGCGCAAAGGAAAGTCTTTGTTGAATATAGGTTGTTGCATCAAACCATCAAAGTCAGACAATAAAAGATTGTTGCTGTATAGTGTAGAGTAAAGATACAATGGACCACCGATGCGAGTCGTTGCTCGTGTCAGTATCCATTGAATCGCTTCTAGTGGACTCATGTACGGTACAACAATCTTTCGCACACCTTGGGCAGAACCACTCTGAGTAATAAACTTCTCAACCGTTTTGCCTAATTCAATACTGCAAATGTTGGTGATGATATCTTCAATATTGCCAGTAAAGGAGCGTGAGATTTGCTTGACAGAATCTATATACAGTTGATCTTCTACCAAAGAAACCGAAATGATTTCGCTGTTATCGTTTAGTCGTTCGCTGTCGTTGATCTGACTGATAAAGAAGAACTTAGTAAACACCTCACCTTGAGGATCATTGGGATTACCCAAAACGATTCTAAACTTCTCTGTGCCTGCGATTGACAATGTGTCCTTGAGACCGAAATCGTCAATGAACACCAGTTGAGCATCAATATAAGGCTTGCCTATGTTCTCAAATGTCTTGAACTCTAGAAGGCTAGACTTGATATCAACTTCTATATCATTGCCCTGCACTCTAGAAGATATAAGAACAGCCTCTAGAATTGTATTGTTTGTTTCGTCAGCCATTAGCCGATCGCCGCCTTGAACTTACCTGCTACCTGTGCGATCTGATCTGCTTTGATGATTCGTATTTTTTTCAGTTCATCATTCTCTTCAATCAAATGATCTAGATTTGTGACCTGAATTTTTGTGACGGGTATTTGATACGTTTCTGTTTCATTGTTCCACTCACCAAAATATAGATCAATAGGCAAATCACTGTCGTTTCGGTATTCATATGTACCAAAGTATTCTCTCACGGTGCTCTCTAACATCTTGGTGTGTGCGCCTGTAGGATAGGATACCTGACTAGATGTGCTGTAATCGCTATCACGATCAACGTTGTAATAGGGCGAATAAAATGTGATCTCACCGACTTGAAGATTCTTGCTCTTGACAATCATGGGTCTGCCATTCAACAACACCTCTTGACCCACAGGATAAAGTTCAGTCGGAGGCGTTGTTGTTCTATCAAGTGCCCATGATGCCGCACTGTCCACCGTGTCATTCGCAAATTCAATCTTGCTTGTCCAACCAGTGTAGAGATCGTTCTGTGCTAGATCAAAGACGTTTTGCATTGACAATGGCCAACCACGTTCACGAAGTTGATCATTCATCACAAAAAATGTCCAGTCATATTCGCTGGTACCATACAATCGGTGTGATAATGTGTCAGGTCGTTCAAAGTCTTTTATCTCATACTCTATGTACGCCGATATCTGATCCGCAATTTGATCAATCGCATTGGTAAACTTACTGATATTCTGTACAGCCGTCGGTGTGATTTCATCACCAAACAGATACAGTGTCTTTGGAAAATTCTTGAAGTAATTACTCATTAATAACCCTTCCTCACTTTATCTTTATCCAGTGCCACAATCTCTGTGAATCCAAGTGCAATGCCAACTTCAATGAAACTACCGTCGTTAAACATTCCATCAGCGGTCTCGTTAAATGTTGTGTCAACCTTTTGAAGATAGCAACGTTGAATCTTAAATCCAGGATTACCTCCCTGTTTGTTCTTTACTTCTATCTCAAACACATTAGGATACTTGTACGCAAGAGGCACACCCGAGTTACCGATAGGCACTTTTTCGGGATATAATTCTTCACGGAACATCTGTACAATGTTCTTGATCGCTCTCGCCTCTTCGGGTGAATTCGCAATCATCTTGAAGTTAAACGCGAAATTTCTAATAGAGGACTTTTCAAATATTGTTCTTGTGTTGGGTGCACTTGCAACTCGGGTCGCTGAACTGACAGCCGCACCAAGATTACCTGTAAGATTAGAACCGAGGACAGCACCAGCGGCACCAGCGGTAGCGCCACCAATCTTAGGCAACAAGCCAAGACTAGCACCAGCAATAGCGCCTGCATTAGCGGCGACAACTTGACCTGCGATGGCACTCGCCGCTTTGACTAGTTCGCCATTTGCTGTAGTAGCACCCGCAAAAGGATTTCTACCTAGCAGTGCGTCTTCGGCTGCCCCACCTAAAATACCAAGATCAGCGCCTTGATATGATACTGCATCATTATATGCCAGACCTTTTGGTAAAGGCAGTGTTATCTTGCCATAGTTTTCACCGCCTGAATTGTTTTCATAACTGACCAACTCTTTCTGTTTTTTCTTAGAGTCTTCAATGATCTGTTTTTTGGATTCAGGTGATGTGCTTTCATCTGCAACAGATTGAGTGGTCAAATTGGTTAAATTTTCTTTGCCAGATTCAATCACCTTCGTAATGCCAACAGCATCAAGAAGGTTTTCACCTTCTATTTTAATGACCTTGAAGATGATTCGTGCGGGAAAATTCTTGCTCATACTCAGAGGATAAAAAAGATCTCGTGCCTTATCTTTGTCCGCCTGAGAAGCATCAGTTGCTTCAGCGTTTTCAGAGTCATCTGCTGTTTCGCTGTACAATTCTTGCTCTGCATTTGCCTGATCAATCGCATCCAATGCTTCTTGATTAGCCTTTTGCCGAACGGCTTCTAGTTGCGCTTCTGTTGCCATATGAACTCGCTAAATACTTTTATTTTATTTATAAGCATTATGGCATACTCTGGAAGATATAAAGTTAAAAACCCGTTAAAGTATAAAGGCGATGCTACCGGTGTCATCTATAGATCTATGTGGGAAAAGTATTGTATGATGCATTTTGACGGTAATGATAATGTCAAATCATGGTCAAGCGAAGAGGTTGTGATACCTTATCTGTATGAGGTTGATAGAAAATATCACCGATACTTCATGGACTTCAAGGTGACGTGGAAAGATGGCACGACTACATTGATTGAAGTCAAACCCAAGAAAGAAACCACACCTCCCACAGGTAACAAACGCACCAAAAAGTATATCAGTGAGGGTTATACCTACGTCAAGAACATTAACAAGTGGGAAGCCGCGGCTGAATATGCCAAAGATCGTGGGTGGAAGTTTGAGATATGGACTGAAGTTGAACTCACAAAAATGGGCATCATGCCAAAGACACTAAAACCGTTAAAGAAAATGAAGCCCTTTACGAGGAAAAAAAATGTACGAAACAAAAAAAGTAGGTGACTGGACGCTTCTAGCCACTGAGAAAGCAGGCTCGTTTGTAATCTATGCGCAAAATGCGGAAATGGGATCTCAGTATTACATGAATTACAATGAGCGGGTTTTTGATCGTATGATTTGTCCTATGTTGAATGAGTGCAGAACGGCAGTAGATGTTGGAGCCTCATATGGATTTATGACTGAAGGATTTTCAGAACTGTTTCAACACGTCCACGCCTTTGAATTGATTGCTCCAATCAGAGATTGCTTGCGCGAAAACACAAAAAATCAAACCAACATTACAGTACACGATCATGGATTGAGTGATCACACCGGCGAGATGGAACCTTGGTTTTATCCTCGTTACAGTGGTCACTGCACGGTAGAAGAAATACCTTTTAATGAGAAAAGAGAAAAATTAGTGTCACCAGTGGTGCCTATGGATTCAGTTGAAATGACCAACGTTGATTTTATAAAGATTGACGTTGAAGGACATGAACTGAAGGTGCTTGAAGGTGCGAAAGAAACATTATCAAAGCATAATCCTTTAGTGATGGTTGAAATTTTAAAAAACATACCTGGTAGTATGGTCAACGCAATCGCTATCGGACAATTTATGGAAAAACTAGGCTACAAGTTAATGCTTCAGCACAAAGAGGACTTTTTGTTCGGCAAAGGCGTATAAATAAACGCATGAGTCATTTAAAAGAAATCAACGAAACCTACTTTCAGCACCTACAATTTGCTTGGACAGTTGCGGTCGTGCTTCTAGTGCATGGTCTATTCCCCAATCTTTGGCAGAATAAAGCCCGAACTATGATGGACAACCGACATGAGTAATCTCTTTCAAACTGTAGAGCAAGAGGCATTTCGTGCAGGTATTACGCCTCGCACCAAGGAATCACGGGCTTGGTTCCGCAAGAAAGTGCAGAGAATGCGAGTAAATAGGCGCGAATTAATGCGAGAAGAACCAATCTCGCGTGAGAGCGATGCTATTACAGGCAACATGTATATGTTTTTCTATGACGCAAAGCATAGAAAAACTCTTCCCTATTGGGATTCGTTTCCTCTCATCATTGCTATTGGACCCGCAGAGAAAGGGTTTTATGGCATGAATTTACATTATCTACCTATACCGTTGAGAGCAAAATTTCTTGATGAATTGATGGGTGTAACAACAGATAAAAAATACAATGACGGCACACGATTTAAATTGACCTACAGTTTTTTGAATCGTGCCGCATCAATGAAATATTTTAAACCCTGCTACAAACACTACCTAACATCGCAAGTGGAAGGTAACTTTGCAAAAGTGCCTGCTCCTGAATGGGAGATTGCCACGTTCTTACCAACTGCACAATGGATTGGCAACAAAAATCAAGTGTATAAAGATTCTAGGAAAAAGATAAATGCTTAAATTAGGCACAGTAGATGAGATAAAATCTGCAATCACCTCGGGTGGTGGGTTTAGTAAAACCAATCTGTACTTTGTAAAGTTTCCTACGGTAGCAGGCATCACAGGCTATGACATGGGGCTTTTGTGCAGTAACATAAATCTACCCTCTCGTCAGTTGACCAGCGTAGAACGTGACCTTGGTGTCACACGACAGAAGGTTGTTCATGGTTATGTCAACCCGCCAATCTCAGCCACGTTCCGTGTTCTGAATGATCAAGGTGCGAGAAATTATTTTGAATCATGGCAACAGTTTATTCTGCCTGAATACAGCGATGATGAAGCCAGATTTGAAGCCAAGTATCCCGATAAGTATACCGCACCACTACACATATATCAGTTAGAACGTGGTAAAGGATTTCCTTTATTCAACAAGCAGTTTGAAAAGAAGTTAGGACCAATCAATCTGAGTCTTGACATTGATGTTGATGTGGCAACACCGGCTATCTCAAATTACCACTGGATTATTGATCGTGCGTTTCCTGTCAATGTTTCATCCTCAGAGATGGCAGATGGATCAGGCGAGATTCACACGGTTACTGTGAGTTTTGAATACAAAAGTTGGAAAGGTGAACCTGTAAGTAACGGCAAACAGAAAGCATCTATCTTTATTAATCGGTAACACATGGAGTAAATTATGGCATTACCACTATTGAATGACGTTCCAAAATATACATTGAAAATTCCATCCTCGGGCAAATCGGTCAAGTATCGTCCGTACTTAGTCAGAGAAGAAAAGGTTCTTCTACTCGCCAAAGAAAGTAAAGATCAAACACAAATCATGGAAGCAGTGTCGGATACTGTTCGTGCTTGTACCGATGATAAAGTAAGACTAAATGATCTTACAACATTTGATCTAGAGTATTTGTTTCTAAAGATTCGGGCAAAGTCTGTGGGTGAAACAGTTGCATTGGTGTTGCCTTGTTCTGAGTGTAAGACATCTAACGAAACGACATTGAATCTGGATGAAGTGCAATGTCCTGTTGATAGTAAAAAGAAGAACGTGATTACGATTGATGATGACATCTCGGTTGAGATGAAATATCCTAGTTACGTAGAATTAGAGGCTACCGACGAAGAAACTGAAGCGGCATTCAACATCATGGCAAGTAGTCTCCGGGCAGTCATCACAAAAGATGAGCGAATAGATGTTAGCGAAGAACCACGAGAAACAGTTCTGGCTTTTCTTGAGTCTATGACCAGCACTCAGTTCAGCAAACTGTCTGACTTTGTGAGGTCAATGCCGTCGGTAGAACATCACATTATATTTGACTGTGTGGAATGCGGTCATCATAATGACATTGAAGTGCGAGGTATGCAAAGTTTTTTTTAGTGTGCCTCTCACATGAAGAGTTAGCAAACTATTATAAAACTAACTTTTTGTTGCAGAGGCATCATAAATATACATTGACAGAACTTGATATGATGATGCCTTGGGAGCGAGAAATACAACTTATTATGTTAATGCAAGCGTTGGAAGAAGAAAAACAAGCCAGAGAAAAACAAAATAGGTCGTAAACATGGCAACACTACAAGACGTAGTATCGGAATTAGAACTCCAAACAGAATTTTTAAATCTGCAAACGGACAACATGTCCAACTTTACGGATCAGTTGAAGCAGGATGCTGAACTTCAACGTGCCGCAATGCTTGAAGCGGCGACTGAACGTAGGGCTGGAGGTGGTGGTCCAGGTGCTCCTTCTGGTGAACCTGGCGCTCAAGAAAGTGAGCCGATAGGCGATCCAGTCATACCATCCAAAGAAGCGGGTATTGTTGCCGCACTCGGTACTGCTTTTCTCAAAGGTGGTCTTGGCATTGGTGTAGCAGCCGCGGGTATTGGATATCTTATCTCTCAAATCAACGACTTTGGTCCTAGTCTGTCAAGAATGGCAGTTGGTCTTGAAGATCTTGAGAATGCGCAGATTACCGGTGATCAGTTTCGTTTAATAGGAGAAGCAATCGCTGAACTAACCAGTGGCGCTGGTATTGGAGGTGCAATTGGTTTACGCATTCTTGCGGGTACAGCATTCAACGATCTAGCCGATGGCATTGAGAGACTCAACGAGGTTGAGTTTGACCCTGCTAATCTCAAAGCAGTAGGTGAAGGCATTGATGGAATGCTCGCGCCTTTATCTGGCTTTGATCTAGGTGAAGCGGGCGTTCTTCAGATGATGGACGATAATCTGGTTGCACTAGCCGACGGTGTTGATGCTCTAGCCAAGGCTGAAGTACCGACAGTAGATAAGATGCGAGAAGTCGGTAAAGGGCTTAACGCAATACTAGAACCACTTTCAGCCGGCGATATGGGTGAAGCCGGTGTCTTCCAGATGATTGATGACAACATGCTTACACTCGCCAATGGTCTTGTGCGACTGAATGATGTTGATGCCGCTCAATTAGAGACCCTGGCACCTATCATCGGTTTTGCATTACAATCTATTCTGAATGGTACAGACGATCTATTAGGCGCAACGGGTCTCCAAAGTATTGACGACAATCTGACACCTCTCGCAGAAGGAATGGATAGACTCAATGCGGTTGACGATCAAAGATTTCTTCAAGTAGCGGGCTTCATAGGTCCTGCATTCCAAAGAATACTTGATGGTACAGACGATCTTCTTGGTGCAACTGGATTACAAGCGATTGATGATAATCTAAAGCCTATTGCCGATGGGATCAAGTACATGACAAACGTGGTTGATGAAGATACCTTCATGCGGTTTGATCAACTCAGTCACTTCATAGGTCCTGCGTTTCAGCGAATGCTAGACGGCACAGATGATCTTCTGGGTGCGGTTGGACTTCAAGCGATTGATGATAATCTAAAGCCAATGGCAGATGGCATCAAGTACATGAGTGATGTCGGTGGTGAAGTGAATCTTGCCAACGTCTCTAAGATCGTTGATGCATATAATGAACTGGGCAGAATGGAAGCAATTGATCCAGTCAAGATGGAAAACTTCTCTGAACTATTAGGTGCAGTCAATGGTCCTACAATCAACGCTCAACGTGCGGCAGTGATTAGTGAGAACACTGATCCCAGCGGTGGTGGTGGTGGTGTTGTGCAGATCATTAATGATAACAAGCAAGTCAATACCAGTGCGAACAAGGTGACAAATGAAGCACCTGTTCTGTCATCGCCTACTGTTAACAACGGATCACGAGCAGACGCATACTCTGCGGCATAAAAAAAAGGAGCCCGAAGGCTCCTTATAAACACTACGGTTGTGTTTTATTCTTCTGCGGCTAACTTAGCAAAGTATGACATGGTATCATCTTCTTCGGCATCTGCTGAGACTGGCTCAGGTGCAGGTGCAACTTTAGCAGGTGCTGGTTCTTCAACTCGTGCCAACTCAGGAGTAAATCCCTTGTTAGACTCACCTAGAACCAACGCCAGACGCGCCGCTAATTCGTCATACGACTTATACTGGTCAGGGTCAGTGAACTCATTGAGATCAAAGATACGATCATAAATCTCTTCTAGTTCATCATCGCTGTCAGACAATGCTGAAGGTGATGCAAACTCAGACTTATCATAATTACGATAGCCCTCAACGTTGCGAATCTTCAACTTGAATGAAGCACCTTCCCAGAAGTCAAACGGATTGATAGGATCTTCATCCGCAAACTCGGGTTGCATTACGTCCATGACTTTATCGTAGATCTTCTTACCGTAGACAAACAAAAAGACTTGACCTTCGTTTGCGGGGTTAGATGGATCAGACTCAACCAGAACGTTTGAGACATAGTGCAGTCGGCGCTTGCGCTCTCTCGCAATCTCTTTGTCTCGGTCATCACCTGAATTCCATAACTTGGAATTAGATTCTGATACTGGATCATTTTGACCAATGGAAGTCAGAGACTTCTCAATGTACCATTGAC